CGGTAATCCGTCTGGTAACCCCATTACATCACTGTACAACTCGTTTTGCAACGTAATCATGTTGTTCACTGTGTTAGACCTTGACTTAAATGTTTCGGTTGACCAGTTTGACATGGCTACGTATGGAGATGACAATCTGGTTTCAGTTGCCATCCCCAATTTGCGATGTAGTGATATAGCAGTTCACATTAGGCGTCGATTCGACATGGATTATACGCACTTCTCGAAAGAGAATGGTGCGGATCCAGTTGACAACATGCTAACTGTGCGCTACTTAGGGCGTGCTTTTGTTAAGGAGAACACTTTTTACCGTGCACCACTCAAATTGTCTATTGTGACAGAAATGCCATACTGGATTAGGGGTGCAGAGCGGGAGGAGGAAATTCTCTACAGCACTGCTGAATCTCTGTACTCAGAGCTTTCCCACCACGGGAAAGAGGTGTTTGAGGAATACACACAAAAATTCCTCAGGGCCGTCTTTAATAGACGCCCAGATCTCTACCCCTATTTTCAGGAAAAGCTTTTAGCTTACAATGTTTATTGGGATAGAATGTACGTTGAAGGCAGGACGGTTCGTGTCTCAATGTACTAAACAGTCGCAAGACTTTAAACTTGGTTGGAGATTATTTTGCTGAGAGTAAAGGTGTAGTGGACACTCGTAATGAGCAGTTCACAGATAGGGCAGTTAACGAACTCGTTGACACCCAACAAGTGCAACTTGGTGTATACCAAGATGCAGCCCCGGTGAGTAGTTCCGTTGTCAACAACGAAATTATTCAGGAACCCCACAGTGGTTTCACAATGGAAGGTTATGATGTTAACGGTGCCCTAGACCGTGAATACATTGCAACTAGTTTGGCCTGGCCATCAACGGCTGGAGAAGGAACTCTGCTTGCCACGTTGCAGTTTCCAAAAGTGCTGTTTGACCAAAACTTCATAGCAACCAAGATTTCGGATTTCCGCTTCTTCAGAGCTGGAGTCCGTTTGACGGTGAGAGTTACTGCTAACAAGTTCCTCTATGGCAAGCTCCTCGTGATGTTCAATCCTCGTCCCTACGAAGATTTGTACGATCCAGTTGGTGTGTATAGAGCTTCTGGTTATCCCCATATGATCATTTCAGCTAGTGCCAGTGAAGCAGCAGTGTTTGATGTGCCTTTCATATCTCCTAAGCGCGTGCTTGATTTACAGTCTTTCAACCCTGCAGAGATGGGACACTTCAAAGTGTTTGTCTTGAACCCACTTGACAGTGTGACAGCTCAGATCGACAACGGTCTAGTTGTTGTGACAGCACAATTTTTAGGTGCTGAGGTATTCTTAC